CCTGTATCACCCTTATCGCCTTTGTCTCCTTTGTCGCCCTTGTCGCCTTTGACCTTCGTCCATGTATAAGCGGAAAACGTATTACTGTCTGCCGCCGTGAAGTCGGTATATTGTCCGATGTACGCGCCCGGTGTTTCACCGTTGTTAGCGGTAAACGTCGTACCGTTGTCCGAGTACTTGATATGTAAGTAGGAAGTTTGTCCGTTGGCTCCGGTTGGTCCGGCAATACCTTGATCTCCTTTAGGACCTTGCGAGCCTTTCAACTGTACCCACTTATAAGAAGTGTATCCGGTTGGAGCGGTCGCACTTGTTGTTACCGCCGTACCGATATAAGTGTTCGGAGTGTCAGACATCGGATTACCGTTCGCATTAGCGGAGTACTTTACGTGAAAATACTGGGATGTGCCGGGAATACCTTGCGATCCGGTCGGTCCTGTATCACCCTTATCGCCTTTGTCTCCTTTGTCGCCCTTGTCGCCTTTGACCTTCGTCCATGTATAAGCGGAAAACGTATTACTGTCTGCCGCCGTGAAGTCGGTATATTGTCCGATGTACGCGCCCGGTGTTTCACCGTTGTTAGCGGTAAACGTCGTACCGTTGTCCGAGTACTTGATATGTAAGTAGGAAGTTTGTCCGTTGGCTCCGGTTGGTCCGGCAATACCTTGATCTCCTTTAGGACCTTGCGAGCCTTTCAACTGTACCCACTTATAAGAAGTGTATCCGGTTGGAGCGGTCGCACTTGTTGTTACCGCCGTACCGATATAAGTGTTCGGAGTGTCAGACATCGGATTACCGTTCGCATTAGCGGAGTACTTTACGTGAAAATACTGGGATGTGCCGGGAATACCTTGCGATCCGGTCGGTCCTGTATCACCCTTATCGCCTTTGTCTCCTTTGTCGCCCTTGACACCCGTTTCTCCCTTAGAGACATATTTAAGCCAATCAGTAGAATTGTCTGTTGGTTCTTGGATTGTTTTGTCTACAATACATATCCATGTACTGCCATTGCATACAACTTCATCATAGTACCAATATGTGCCCGGCGTCCATACTCCTTTGAAAGCAGGTACGGGAACTTCGGTTATACCGTCGTTAGATAATTGCTTGATAGTCCCGGTCATATACACATTGCGGAGATACGCACTATGTCCGGTCATTTCGATACCAAACAATTTCAAGTTAGACAAGTCGCCCAACTGCATAGCGATCATTTCCTTTGAAATCTCCCAACCGTTTACACCTGTCAGGTAACGGATATAACTTTGTGTCGAGTAGCTCGATTTTTGCCGCTCTTTGTTTGTGAAATTACCATACGAAACGAAGTGCATAGCCTTGCAAGGGTGTGCGGTTGTACCAGAACGAAGCGCATATTTAAACGTAGAATCACCGATCTTTTCAGTAATACGAAAATAAGCGGTTTGAAATCCGGTTGAGTCGTTGAATATACCTTTGCAAATATCATCTACCTCTATTTCTGCTATTTCGCCCGGTTCGAGTTTAAGGTAGATAATCCGATTTGATTCGTCTATACGTTCGATGATCCCGCCGCCCGGAGCGTTCCACTCTTCACCCGAAACGATTGATACGCGGTTGTAGCGTAATTCAGGAACTTCAAGGAAATCACGTAGACGAAGAGATTTTGCATCTATATGACCGTCTTTGCCGATTAACCAACCGATTAAGCCTTCTGTGTAGTCATTTGAGGATATATCACCGGAAAAAGTCGCTGATTTGGCAATCAGTTTATCAAGAACGTTGAGTATTTGCGTTGTTACCGTCGTTGCGGTTAACGTATCCGTAGAAATACCCTTCGTTACGTCTAGCCCGTTATCAACGATTAAACCGCCTAGCAATTTGATAAGGAATTGCGTTTCGTCTGGTGCGGTTTTGGATAGATACAAGTCTTTTAAAGCATCGATAGCCGCATCTAGCTCCTGCCTTATGCGCAAAGAAGAAAACGTATTATCGTCGGTCAGTGCCGTATTATTATCGGTCAGAGCAATAATACGAGACTTTATTTCAAATAGGGAACGAAGAGACGAAAATACATTGTTATCGGATGATGTACGCCCATCGTCCATCTTTAATACATCAAGATCAACGCCACCGCCATTTATAGGCGTTGGCGTTGTTGTACTAATACTTACCGAACCGGAATTGCGTAAATACTTATTCCGAAACGAATGAGGCACTTTCTTATTTTCTACTTCTATCATGTTTCTATTAATGATACGTTACAACTTTCATTTGCGTAATCAATACTCATTTGATCTACTATCATTTCTCTTTTGAGGGAATTTTCGTAAATCCTAGACAGTATCGAAAAGCCACGATTCAAATTATTGCTGTATCTAAATTTAGGAGCTTTATAATGTGTATAAAACTTGTCTATTAGTATTTGTTCCGGCAATACATTTTTATCGTGCAACGGACTATATACCGTTTTTAAATAATCAAATTTATCCCCTGATTTGGTAGCGCAATTTGAGTAAGAAGAAATGTTTTTTGCGTTTGAGTTGATTAATAGTTCGATGTCGTCCATTTCTGTTACATTATTGTCGTTTATCACGTTGCTGTAAACTACGTCGGAGTCGTTAACTGCATTATTAAATATATCGTATGTAACTTTATTGTTAGTATACTTAAATGTGAAATCGGATATATGAAATGCAGTACAAGGGTGACAGCCCCCATCCGTTCGATACATAGGATATTTTCCTAAATGATTCGGAGTGCTTAATTCAAAGCGTATCTTTCCGCATAGTATTTTATCATCTGGAAGTTTAATCGCGACTCCGTCCGTTGAGTCGTACAGATTAAATCTATAACTAACAGTATTCGTTAATCTCTTTTCATCATCGAAAACTTTATCACCTTCTTTGTTTATATGAACCAAATAGAAACCATCTTTAAGCGTACATTCGTCGTGATACCATTTTTCGACAAAAATATCTTCGCCGTTTTCCCTATACGCATAAACCTTATTGCTATCGGCGAACCCGCCGGAAGCCTTTTCGCCGCTAGCTGAATCATATTCGCCCTTGCTTACAAATCTCCAATCTCCAAATGCATCCTTATATCTATACCATGTAGCCCCTCGATAAGTTAAGTTGTGCGTGATTTTATAATAGCCTCGATTTACTCGATCCGTATAATACTTTTGATTTCTCCATACTTCACCATCATAATAGTAATCATCTATATATAATTTGCAAGGAACCATCGTATTATCAAATCCGGCGCCATATTTTGTATTAGAGTATACTTCATCGGACGTTTTTATTATATCGTTCGGAAGAAAAGAGCCGGACATTCTATAAGCGATATTTATTATGAAATATCCTCCTTTGAATAAAGAATACTCTCCGTTTTTCAATGTTAAAAGAGTCTTTCGAGAAGCACTAATTATATTATACGCTTGCAGGAATGAAACGCAGGTTTTCCAACTTAAAGAAGACGGTTCCCCATCCTCTGTTGTGTAGTCGCTGTACTTCTGCCATACCACACCGGAATATATATCATTAACGTTGTCGATAGTCACTTCAACACCTTCTGCCGGAATATCAAGAAATGAAAAGCTCGGTATCAAATACCCCCAATTACTATTAGATTTAAAAAACGAATTAAGAAGGGTGTAATTCTTTCCGTCTATATCCCTACCAGATATATAATATTTATTGGGATCGGAGTTTTGATTTACTATATCCTTTTCGTCGTCGAGCAACTCCGGGCATAAGTTGGTTATCTGATTCATATTAGCAACAACAGATACTTTATTATACACATCACCAAGCGATATACTTCCCGCGCTTTCAGATACGCCAATATTACGCACATTCAATAGTGCGGAAGGGATTGTTATACTTTCACATGTATCGCTTATTCTATCATAAACGAAAAAATGAAGCTCGTCGTTTTTGATAAAATCATAGTCGATCATATAATAAGCATCCTGATACTGAATGAACGTCATACCGATATATTTAGAGATTTCTTCTAAAACATCTCTACTATTCATCGGCTCGTTAGCTTCATCAAAGAAGTTTCGTTCATGTATATAAATATCTTCTATCAAAGAAGTAGAAACATCTTTCGAGATTCTATTAGTTTTTTGAAAGTACAATTTGTTTAGAATCTTTCCGGGATCGGCAATATCAAGAATGTGCATTATTACATCTTTGAAACTTTTAAAATAGACCTCGGAAGAATTAATATAAGAGTACTTCTTATTTTCCAAAACGGAAATAGTATCGATTGCCTGTATCTCCACTATATTAAGCGGAGTTATATAATCGCTCGAATATAAATTTGGACTCATATATCCAAACCACTCTAAAACATCATCGGTTTTATTATACAAACGAACTTCTATATTTTGCCCTTCGGCTGTATATAGGTCTGATAAAATCTTATCTGTCAATATGCTTGTTACCGAATTAGACATTTTCAACGGCTTGTATAGAGTGTCCGATTCATACTCAACAGTAAACGGGCTATCTGTTAGGGTGAGTTCTTCGGAATACGTTGCAAAGACCGTATGAATTTCAATTCTATACGTCTTGTCTTTCCTGCTTTTAAACTCTGAATAATATCTTAGTTTCATCTTACTTTGCTTTTCTGATTATAATGATTACTCAAAACTCCTTCTAAATCTCTTCCATGTATGCGAAACGTTACGCTTGCGGGCTGATTTCCATTTTCTGCAGACGGTGCAATCTTTTGCGATAAGGAGCCATATAAACCGCTATTTAGCATTTGAAACAAATTACTTTGCTGTGATCCATTTAGAATCATCTCGCCTGAATTGAGTAAAGCCGGAACTTTATCGCCTGTGAATGATGTGCCAGGCACAATACCACCCGTTGCGAATTTAGGAATACTAGCCATTGCAGCGACGACGGCAGCAACGGCGGCTCCCGCCAATAACCAACCGACAACGGGCGTTTCTGCTGCGGAAGCTACGCCGCTAACTACTGCTTCGGTCTGTTTCGCAGTTATTAACGATTGAATAGCTGGAATAGCTTGCGCAATACTGGATATAACATTTGCGCCCCATTGAAGATACGCCGCCGCACTTTCATTGGTTATTCCAGATAAAGACCCCATAATACTACCAACTGCAGATAGAGATTCGGCATACCTTTCATTCATGTCTATATCTTCTTTTTTAAAAAGTGGATCATATTTCGGCAACTTTAAGTTTTTACCTTCTTTCCCATGAGTAGGAACTTTATCTTTATACGTTGGTTTTACCGGAAGAGACAAAGCACCGTCTTTCATTTCACCATGAGCACTTTTGAACGTTTCTTGCTCTACAACAAACTTTAAACTTATCCTCTTTGATTCGAGTTCATTAATTGTTGCTTGAATGGCGGAACGCGCTTGCATGTCGGTTTCAGCAATCAGTTTTTTATTTTGCTCTGCGATTTGCGTGTCATACCAAGCGATAGAGCCCTCTTTCGGTTCTTCCTTTGGCGTTTTACCGCCTATTCCTGACTGTAAAGCACGGTTCGCCGCTTTCGTCATACTAGATAAATTCCGTCCCGCCGCCTCTGCCGCCGTTGCAACGTTTATTAAATTCTGCAACCATTCATCACTCTTCTTTACTAAAATCGCGTTATATTGTATTGCATCCTGATACTTCGATAACATCGGGCTTATTGCCTTACTCAATGCATTTGTATCTGTTGTTGTAACCGTGTGCACATTCATTCCAGAACCCACCGTTTCGTAAGTTGTGAATTTGGATTTTAAACGATCGTATTCATCTACGAAGTCTTTATACTGTTTCGCTAATTGTGCCTTTTGTTTATCGCCTACCGAAGATACATCTAATCTCAACACTTTATCTATATCTATTGCCGAAACATCTACGCCGTCAAGTCCTATTGCCGCCTTTACCATTGCTTGTAATGCGTTTTGACTTCTTTGTTTATATTGTCCTACGATTTCCTCTTGGTCTTTCAGCGTCTTGTATAATAGTTCCCTAGCTGCTTTCTTTTGCTCTTCCGTTGAATCCTTATCTTTTAAGATAGTTATTTGTTCTTGTATGGTTGCTTGATTCTTTGCATCAAAATAAGAGAATGACATCTTTGTATTTCCTAATTGATCCATCGCGTTGTATGCTTCGCGTGCTAGACGTATAGTTTCGGTTAACCCGTTCATGAACGGCGTCCAGTCTCCACTACCGATAGAGTAGAAAAATTGGTCTACGCCACCTTTTAAGCCGTCCATAGTACGGGCATATTCATCTCCTAGCGTCTGACTGCTATTCATTACTTTATTGAAACCCTCCGAGGCAGTTACAGCAATACCAAGAACCCCGGCGAACTTCATAACTCCCGATACTGCAACACCGGACATTTTAGAAATGTCGCTTTGAAAAGCGTTTACATTCTTCTTCGACTTATTTAGATTCGCGTCAAAGTCATTCGTTTTAAGCAATAATCGTGTTATTATATCAGACATCTTTATTCGTATTTAATTGTGATTCTACTTCTTTTGCCTTAGCTCGTAATCGTTGCATTTCTTCGTCCGTTACGCTCGTATCTTTCTTTTCTTCTTCATCCCACGGGAACCGGAGTATATCGGTTTGCTTTAGCGTCTTTGTGCTATTAGATTGCGCTATAATGAAACCTAACAATCTAGTTTGTTCCCACGCTTCCCGATTGCGTCGATTCAATCCGTCTATAAACGATTCAACCTCGATAAAGTCCATTTTATCGAGGAAGTAATCGGGAGCGATCCCGCCCTCACCAACAACGCGCGAATAAAGTTCGCGTATACTTACGGCTTTCGTTTCCGCGTTGTCACCTTCTTTTTTTTTACGTCATTTCCTGCCGATTGCGAACGTAGTTTGATTTCATCCAAAATAAACTCTTTGAATTGTTCGAATAGAGTCAAGTCATTTTCACATAATTCGATAAATTCCTCAAATTCCATTTTGAACAATTCCTGATTAGAGGCAAGCAGGAACGAATAAAACAAAAGAAACTCGTCTAACATCTTTCCAAACTGGAACGGATAGCCGGATATAGATTCGAACACAAAGAACGCACGAAGCGTATATTTCAAAGAGAAATCTTTTCCGTTAAGTGATATTGTTTTCATTGAATAAGTCGTTTAGAGGGCGGCAAAACACCGCCCGTAAGTTATTTACTAGCTGCTTCCTTTGCAAGCGGTCCGGTTCCTTCGAAACTGATTGATAGTGTTGCTTTGTCTCCATCCGGCGCATTTGCTTCTAGTGAAGTGATAACCGCACTACCTGTATATGCACCTTCCGCTAGCGTCCATCCGGCGGCGGGCATTTCGTTTACGTCAGGATTGCCAACAACGCCAAATTTCAGAACAACAGGTTTATGCGCCAAGAACAAAGCGAATAGTTTATCGTAGCTATTCGCATCTGCATCCGCGCTAAATACGTTTTCACTGGAAGCGTTCCAAGAAAGTTTTTTAATGTCCTTTTCCGTCCAGATACCTGAATCTTTACTTTGTGTGTCGATTGTTTCAGCCGAAAGCCCCAATTTGCAAGATGTGGCAAGTGCGATGGCTTTACCGTCGATGAATAACATTAGGTCTTTTCCTAACACTGATTTTGCTTTACTCATAATTTTATCGTGTTTTAGTTATTATTCTGTTTTAAAAGAAAATACAAGGCGTTGAATGAAAGTATCTTCGATAAAATCCTCGTCTGCACTCATTAGTTTAGCGTCTATTACATTGAAGTTATCATATTGCCCGCGCTTGTTTTCGAGCGCCTTACGTACTTCTTCGGCGATGGTAACAGAGTTCAAATAGTTATCACTAGCTACGGCAACCTCAACCGAAACAGTATCGCCCGTACCATATCTATCTTTCGTATATTCTGGAACCAGAGAACTACGCTTGTAGATAACGAACGGAAAAGATGTTTCCGTCTTTGTTGAGATCGCATAGATTTTATCAGCAACCAACTTTTCCAATTCCGTAGAATCGCTTAGTTTCTTATATACATGTGCACCTATTGACAGACTCATTTCTTTTTATTTGCTACTTTCATTATAGAATCAATAATATTTTTCTCTAGTGAGCTTTCCGCCTCCGCTTGCTTCGATTTAACCGCGTTAGAAAAGAAGTGAGAAGCATTTATAATACCTCTATTCGCTCCTTTTTTGGTAGCTCGTTCTTTTGTTCCTGATTCAAACCATTTCAACATATAGGCGCGTGATCCCTTTTTACGGCGGTCGATCAAGTCAACCCGTGCACCGGAAGCATTGCGATAAACTGCTACGTTTATTTCGTTCTTTAACGGTTTGAACGATACGCCATTCTTAGAACTGCTAAATTCTGCATCAGTAACAGCGGAAACTAGATTTTCCTGTGCCTGTTTACGAATGATAAGAATCGACTTTCTAAGAGCGGAGGAAATTGCCTTCTTTGCTTCTTTATCGTTCAACCGTTTAAGTAGTTCGTTTACTCGCGTTGCATCCACTTCGACGCGATACAAGTTGCGCCCGGTGTAATTGTCGTTACTCATTGATTACCTCCGCTTCTATAACCGTTGCTTGTTGCTTCCGGTCGTGATTGATAGATAGAATCTTGTATTTCTGCCCGTCGTATTCGATCCTCATTTTAGCGTTGATCTCTTTACAGATGCGAATCATTATCGTATTAACGGTCGTATTATATATCTCGCCGTTCGCTTCTTTACGTGCACCCGACTTAAAGCGAATGTATGCGCGTTTATCGAATACTTTCACCCAACTTTCAGACGTGCCGCCCAGATTATCGCGCTTTGACTCGCTACGGTAAAAAGCGATCATTTCGTTTAATAATCCTGCTTGCATTACGTATATCGTTTTAAAGGTTGCAGTAATAGTTCTATGTGCCCCGGAATAACTTGCGGAGTGGCAAATGTTACCGATTCACGGTTTGCGTAGTAATTCGCTATAAGGATGCGGATCGCGTGCCAGATACGCCGATCTATTTTTGCGTCCTTAACGTAGGTATCTAGCGGATTATTTAGATACGATTCGATAAGAAGTTGAACGGGTTCGATAAGCCCGGTTATATACGCGTCGTCCGTGTCGAAGTCAACGTTTAAATGCTGTTTGAGTTCTTCGAGTGTTACGTATTGTGCCATATTGGATAAATTAGAAAGGGCTAGAGCCGAAGCCCCAGCCCTTTAGTGAATGATAGGTTATAGAATTAGGCAGAAGCTTTTTTCTTTGCGATGGCAAAGGCTTCCGGGCGAGCTACAACAATATCATAATCAGTATTCAACACAAAGTTTACGACATTACTTTTCGCTCCGGTATACGGGTCTATCACTAAATCCATATCGCCGAACTGACCGATAGCAGCGTTGGAGAATACACCGAATCCGATAGAATCGGCGTCCATGTAGTTAGTAACAAGAACCGGATAACCGTTCACCATACCATTTTGGCAGATCATTTCAGCAGCCCCCGCCGCTTTGGGAGTGGATTTCAAAGTACCATACACCTTTGGAGTGCAAACATAGGCGGCTGTACCGTCCGTAACATCTACGCCCGCATCCATGACAGTAGATTCAAGTGCAACAATATTCGCGAACGTCAATGCGGAAGTATATTCTACATCCGGTTTTGCCTTTACAAACACGCCGTTACTTGCACCAGACAACGCAGCCCCCGAAAACATCCATTTGTTCAAAGTACGGGCAACACCAAGCGAAATTTGTTTTAAAACTACGTCCTGCAAAGAGTAGTTCGTTTGGTTGATCGCACGCTTAGACACCGGGATAGAAATAGATACACGTTTGGGTGAAGCCTTGATTTTGTCGATATTCAATTCGGTATCGGTAACCGCAACGTTTTCACCCTGAATTGTTGCTTCAACAGCCGCCAATGTTGGGAAAACAAGGTCACCTACAAGCCCGCTTTGCATCTTGATACCTAGTTTATCAATAATCAAGCCTTTTTCTAACGGTTCAATGATTTCACCGATTGTAACAGGAACCATGCTAGCCGCATCGGTTGTATCTGTAACAGTCACCGCACGTTCTACAACTTTAATACCGCCTTCCGATACTACTCCGTTGTATTCTTCCAAAGAGCGATGATTAACGACGTCAAAAACAGCCTGTGAAAACAACACGCGACGGTCTGACACCAGTCCCGCGTTAATATCTTCAAGCGCACGGCGTTCGACTTTCATTTCCAAAAGTTCTTTCTTTGTTTTTAACTGCTCAAACTGCTCTTTCTCGCTTGCGTCGAGTGCTCTTTTTTCCGCTTCTGCTTTATCCAACAGAGCGCGCATCTGCTCTTTGTATTGAGCAATAGTTTCAAATTCTTTTCTCATGTTTTAAATTGATTTGCGTAAATTATTAATTTCATTTAGATAGTCTTTATTCTCGCCGGACAACTCCGCTATCGTATCGTCCATACTCCGCACCGTTACGTCTGTACCATAAAAAGCAGGATCAACAACGGGAGATATATCGGAAATCCGATCAATCATGTGTACAGTACGAAGCAACAACCCGTCTTTCATTGAATAGGAAACTTTTGTTTTATCCTTTTCATTTAAAGCATACGCAAAAGACGAACCGAAAATATCACCGCGTTTAATCATTTCTACGGCGAAATCTCCATCGGGAGTACTAGGAGCCTCAAATCTGTATTTTAATCCGTAGTCGTCAAGTTCAAGCGACAAAGTTCCCGCACCACGATTAGAACGAGCTAACAATCTCTGTTTATTATGATCTAACAGAGCTTTAACATCACAACTACGCAATAACTCTTCCGTTATAGCTCCCTTTTCGATCACCTCAACAAAAGCGCGTTGTTTTTCCCTGTCGTACAATACACGGCTTTCTTGTCCGAATACAACCGCATAACCTTCGATTATTCTTCCATCTCCAACTTTAGGAGCACCTAACTCTGTATAACTTCGTATTTCCATATTTTGCAAATATCATTTTACTATATGTTTGTTTCTTCGTTTTTGGGTAGCTCTACTTTTTGACTAGCCGCCTCGATTGGTTGAACGTTGCAGGAGATAAACACTTTGTCGCCTCCTTCAACGGGCGGTTTTCCTAAAGCCCTACGAGTATCATTCGGGGAATGAGCTCCCATTTCTTCCAAAGCTTTATAATAGCTTGCTTGTGTCGTTAAATCGGTTTGATATAAGCATGACAAATCAAATGAAATACTATATAAGTGAGCGACTGAATTAGGAATCAGCTTGTAATTAAATTCAGCCTCGATTTGTTTCAATATTGGTTGCAGTGTATCAGTTAAAAAAGAAACATTGCTCATTTCAGAAGCTTTGTAATTAGTAGATTGTCCGGCAAATACTTTATCTGGGTGAACTCCGTAAAATCTACATATATCAAGAATACTGAATTTCTTTGTTTCCAATAACTGCGCATCAACCGGATTTATAGAAAGTTGATGAAATCCAACATCGCCGGGAACTGAAATAATGTCTCTTCCTGTATTTAGTTGTTCCTCTATGCGATCTCCAACCGTAGAAAGTTGAATATCCGTCATACCTGCACCGGGCAACCCTTTATTTATCTCTTTTGCACCGGAAACAAGCCCCTTTATTTTACTTCCATTCTGAAAAGTTCGTAAATTCTGATTATCTGCACTAGCGGCTATGGAAAAGATACGGCTAGCATACATTATTGTACTTACTCCTGTATATCCCCCGTCCAAACTATTATTTTTAAGATGGATTATTTCGTAGGATTCAAAACGCCCATATATCCGGTTATATGGATCAGAAATAATATAAACATCATTCAACTTGTCATAGGTTACTGTATTATTTGCGCATAATACAAGTTCGCTAACACTGCCGAACTTTCGACGGATAACGATGTAGGCGTTTCCTTGATTTACGATTTGAACAACCATATTCCTAACCATTTCAAAACTATTCATTCGTCGGTTAGGCATACGGGTTAATATCGTATATAAATCGTTTTCCTCGTCTGGTGAGAAATATCCATCTTTTTTCCGTTTAATTATAAGCGGTAAAGACGCGATAGTCCCCGAAAGAATAGAAGTACATCTATATGCGGCTGAAAGTTTCATTGCTTGATTACTGTTATGCACATCTATTGGCTGACCGGGTAACGATGGTAATCGGGAGTTTATCGCCGCATCTTTATCCGTTGTGCTCATCTCTGCATTTAAGGCGCGTTTTTGCGTCTTTGAACGTCCCAATTCAAAATTAAAAGATAGTTTCATTATACCTCCATGTTATTAAATAAGTAGAATGTCATTAGGTTTGTTATAGTCGAATCAATCTTCGCGTTATGCGTTTTCTTGACTGGCTTCTTATTCATGTTCCGATCTTCGTCTAATACCGCATTACTAAAACAGTATGGCGTAATTGGATTAGGGCTAAAGGTGAGCTTACTCCGATACAAAGCAAGTTCAAAGGATTCGATAGGGCTTGTAAACGTTCCGTATGTCTGTTTAACAGGCTTAATATATTCACTCGCACCGCCTACGGAATAAGTAAGAAGATTCACAAATTCAGCCGATTTATAAGGATCATAGCCAACTCCCATAATTTGTAGATACTTTGCACGCGCAAGTATATCGTTTACTATTTGCTGATAGTCGATAATATCACCGTCACAAAGAATTAAATAGCCCGCTTTCGCCCAACCTTCGTAAAGTTCCCGATTCGGATGATCTTTCAAAGCCCCTTCCGGGAAATAGTAGTCCGTATGCGAATGAAAAGAGCCGCTTTCTTTCGAATAGATATTATAAGTAACCGAAGAGAAGTCGTCTCGAACGGACAAATCAACCGCCACCATCGTAAGCGGATAAGTACCAATATTTTCTATTCTAATATCTTTGAATCGTTCTTCGATCTGCTTTGCCTCAATCCATTTTGTTGTTTGGTCGGTAGTAAATACGTTTAGTAACTTTGTTCGAAATTCCAGTGCATCCGGCGCGCTATATAGTGCTTTTTGATACGCGTCTATATAGAAATCTTCATAAACGGTTATACCCATGTGTGGTTGTACCTTGCGCCACGTTGCCGGATCGCCTTCCTCGTCGTCTACGTCTGGCTCAAAGATGTGCGCAAATATGGAATCATTTTCAATCTCACCTCGTAGGATCGATTTATACATTTTGAGCATTTCGACGAATGGAGCCGTTTCTTTATCGGATGCGGTCGTAATTACTACGGTTAAAGGGTTGAGCCGTGCGCCCATTGAGGACGTTAAAACGTTCTTCAATGCGGCGCTATCGGCTTGTGAATACTCGTCTACTATTACCATGCTTGCGTTAAGTCCGTCTAATTTATCCGGGTTAGAGGCAAGGCAACGGGCAAAAGAGGTTTTTCCCTTTATGCGGTTATATATGATTTCTCGATTAATTTTGAAGTGTCTAAACTTCGGATCGAGGGACTTTAAAATATTACGTATTTCATCAAAACAAACTTTCGCCTGATTATATGAGTTTGCAGCAACGTATGTTTGTGCGTTCGCATCACCGAACAACAAATCGTTAATCGAAAGACTCGCTACACTTGTTGTCTTACTGAATTTACGCGGGACGAATAAAAGAGCTTCACGAATCAAACGTTTGTTTGTGCCGGGCTTGTAAAACGCTAGAATGTTAGAGAACTGAAACACTTGTATCGGAGTCAGTTTGTATCTAGTTTTTCCCTTCGTGCCGGAAAACTTCAAACGCTCATAGAACGTGACGAACTTCTTTACTTCCTTGATCCGAAACTCGTATTTATCGAGGAAAACAAAGAAGCGGCGAACGGCTAGCAACTCGTAAAGGTTGTGCGCGTTCGGATTGTTAATACAACCTTTGATATACACATTTAGTCTTTCGTCTGCCTTGTCTAGCTTATACGAATCAACGTCGATGTTATGCAGATCGGAGACAACCGACTGCTTTAACGCTATCAGTTTATCTCTATTCTCCTTGTTCATCGCGATCTATTTTGTTTACTTCGTTAATCAAGTCGTTTACTTCGTCGTCATCAGATGCAGAAAGCGTTTGAAAGGTCAAACCAAGTTCGCGTAATTGTTTGCGCGTTGCTTCGAGTGCATCGAATAAAACTTTGAAAGCAGGATGCGCCGTAAGTTTATCATTATTTTCGCGGGACACTTCTTTCACGTATGACTTCATACGCTTCTTTGAAATATCGTTTAGTGCAATTTGAAACGCCATATATGAACCTGCGCAAAGAGTTATACAGAGGTCTAAATCTTCCGTATATGTTCCCTGCGACTCCATCGCGGCGCGAATCTTTTCTTTTATGTCGTCCAAATCACACATTTTTATAGGCTTTTTGCATATAGGAAAAGATCGCAAGTATTTGGTAGCTCGGAAGATGCGCGCAAAAAGTTTACCCCCAACGCGCACCCCCTCGTTTCAAAAATTACTCGCGCGTGTAAATATGAGGTGAGGTGGGTTTAGCGTATCGCGTTAAAAAATAAAAAAACCGCCCCCCCTTCGTCGAGGTTGAGCGGTTGTAAGGAAATCAGAAAAATATTATTTCTCGCCTTGCAAAAACCGATCCGCAAAACGTTCCGTCATTCGTTTATTATTCGCCTGTACCGCCTCTTTCGAATGACTAAAAGCACGTCGATGCGTATCAGAGTGGCACGAATGGCAAAGACTTTGCAGATTGTTATAATCAAACATTAGTTGTCTCATTCCGAGTTCGTGTGATACGGACTCAACCGGGACAGTGTGATGTACTTCCGTTGCAAGCGTACTGCGATTGTTCGCCTCGCACATCTCACAAACCGGATTGCTTTGTAGCTTCTTAGCTCGAAGTAACTTCCATTTGTTGGAGTTAATCATCTTAATGTAATGCGGGTTTCTACTCATTGTTCGTCATAATTAAAAAGAATCTTATCACATTGATAACAATCGTGCAACTCCTTTCGTGTCGCCTCGATGTCGTCCGTTTCTATCTCAACTAAATGCGTCTCGGACACATCGCCCGATTTGCATTGAATACGCCTGATTATATACATAACGTTTCGATCCGGTCTAATCCGTTAATAAGTAATCTAATCCGTGCACAATTCCCGTCGCATCGAGTCGATTGCGTTTCCTGTTTGTGTATCCGGCTTGCACAACCTTTGCAGTTCTTAGACGGACACATTTGTTTATACACTTCGATAGCTTGCCGCCTCGTTTCGTCTCTCTGTATCCGAGCCGCTTCAATAGCGACTTTTCGGATTAAGCCACGCGAGCGGATGCGCTCGTTTGTGGCTTGTTCGATGTACTGTTTTACTTTACTCATTTTACCGTGTTATTTTTAGGTTTGTAATTCCATCCGTTTAACTCGTAGACTTTCCGTTTCGCCTCTTCTTGCGTTGCCGCATCATCTACCTTTGTGTCTCCGTCTGGATCGCGACGATAGATATTGAAGTGTCGAAAACGAGGGGAATAATAATACTTTGATTGATTTTGCGTTTGATTCATTCTTTATAGAATATACAAAGCCCGAAAAGCTCTATTTATTGTTATTTCTTTTATTTCTTAGATAAATTAATTACATTTGAATCGTCGTATAACCTATTTTTATTTTATACTTATGGAACAGTATTTATTTGGTTTTATTCTTTATCAATGTGATCCTAGAACTTTCACAACGATTATGACTGACTCTGTTTACTTTTTACTGACCGAAGATGAAGCTTTTAGAAAATACAAAGAATTAACATCGAAATTGGAAAAAGGTCAGTTTATAGTAATTAAACGAGTCTAAGTATATACAATTCTTAAAATTTTAGCTATACACGAAATGCTCAATCGTCGTATAGTTAATCTAATATTGCCATAATTCTATCGTTTATTAGTTCTACACAAACATTCTAGGCTGCATCCGCGACAAAATGATTTTATTCGCATCTGCATAGAACTTCTTCTTTATCTCAAATCCGTATGCTTTTCGCCCGCATTGAGCGGCTGCAAGTAATGTTGTACCACTTCCGGCGCATGGGTCTATTACAACATCACCCGCATCGGTGAAAAGTTCGATCAACCGCTCAAGCAACGGAACTGATTTTTGTGTCGGATGAATCCGCGGTGTATCTATGTCTCTAGGATAATCGAAACAATTAAATACCATCCGACCGCCATTATTGAATTTTGGCAGTTTATCCCGATACAAGAGTACACCATATTCACAATTACCAACGACCTTCATATTAGCCTTTAAAACTTGTGCCGAAAAGTTCTTTTTAAATACCAGATTGATATATTTGTTCAGCCCGTATTCCTTCGCTTTCTGTATAAGTTCGAATTGTTGCTGAAATTCACAAAAGACAATCATACAGGGGGATTTTCCTTTTTCTTTTGGCTCTTTAACGAGCATCTTGCTACAAAAATGAAGAAATTCAGTAATTCGAAAATCCTTATCGGTATCGAAAAATTCTTTTCCAGCTAATTCGCTTTCTCCATTAGAATTGTCTCCGTCGATATACCAAGATGGATTAGAACCGTATGCGTTCTTCCCAATGTTGTAGGGAATATCCGCAATGATTAGTTGTGCTTTCGGAATACCGTATGTTTTATAGTTCTGGAAATGATCGTTAAATAGTTCTACGTCTTTCATTGAAGCAATAATATTAGTCGTTAATAAATTCGTCCTCGTTCTCTACTACTTCACTCTTGACAGGCTTCTTCACCGGAACGCGAATTGCCTTTTCTGTAAACTTGTTCGATAGATATTGTTTCGCCTGTTCCCAATCTGTAAAGTGTAAATTTGGATCAGTATAGAGCGAGATAATCGTAGAGTTTAATTTATCGAGTGCTCCGAAAGCACTTGAATTTATTGTGCCGTCTAGAGGTGAAAACTTGGCAACTAAGCCGTTATAATTCTCTGAAACAAATCGGTCGATATACTTCCGATTCCGTTCGTTTGCTTCGGCGTGTTCTACAGGAACGTCGTGCAAATAATTTGTGTTTGATAGTTTTTTAACCATATTAAAATCCTTCTAATCGTTTCTGTCCGTTCATTTCGTCTACCTTGTGTTGTGGTAGTTTTCGTTTTGGTTTTACATACTCGAAATGTCGTTCCGCCTGTGATAGATCGTAGAACATTTCTTTGATTTCGTCCGGTAGCACTTCTTCATCATCATCGCCGGGCATCGGATCGGCAACCCGGAGAAAGCAGCCTAAAATGTACTGCATAATCTCGTATGTGCTTTTGAAATGATAGTCAGCGCGAATCTTATCGAGCCTTTGCCATTGTTCCAGATCAACGCGAACCGGAATCTTTTTAAAGTACACAAGTTTCTTTTTTCTGCTTCGCATGGTTTCGTTGTATTAATTATCTTCTACTAGCTCCGTTCAAGTCCAATACGTTAAACATTTCATTTATTCGATCCGCGATATACGCGCCGTAAATACGCTGTATTTCCTTAATCGTTAAGTTCGTTGTAACATGAGTTATTGCCTCATGTCTCAACTCGTACCTACATTGGAAAATATACTGCATCACGTTTAGTTCAGTACCGAAATACTTTGCCGGGATTGGCTCGCGTCCTAGTTCATCAAAACAGATCATTCGCGGCGTACCGTTGTTGTAAGTATACAATTCTAGTGCATCCTTTCCGCGCATCGAAAAGCCGTTTGCAATACAGGAAGCCGAATCAATCCTAAAACCACCGATCGGATAGCCGCCCCTTGCTTTGCCGCGTGTGAAATAACTATATCGGTTTAGAATCTGCATGATAGTACTTTTTCCTGTACCGATGTCACCTCGTAACAATAACCCTTTATTTGAATCTAGCTTCTCGGATCGTCCTTCAGTATACAAAAACAGTTGGTTCATTATGTTTCTATTCGAATCGTCTATCTTGAAGTTAGGACAAACATATTTGCAACACGCTTTAAACCACTCCGGGCGCTTCTCTACTTCTATCGGCTCGTCATAGTACGGTAGTCCGTATGATAGTATCGCCGCTATCGGTAGAGTCTGTTTGCTTCTTGTTTCCATATTCGCATTTATCGTTTTTTAGTTCAAAAAATCCCGCCCAATTATTCGCAATCGATTCATCTACGATTTGAGATGCGACCGCCGGATTACCTTTGCTCAATTTCACTAATTTGTTGTAACACGCTTTGAGTGACTTTTCCGATTTGTAATTTTCCCGCCTGTCTTTCTTGTATTCAAGCCAGAGCGAAAACGCTTCTAAAAACTCGTCAGATATAAAATCAAAATCTCCATGAGAGACTTTAGAGAGTATATTTCTGTTTGGTTTCTGTTTTAGTTTATTATAGTCTGTACTATCCCCTGTATCATTGACTCCCTTATCTACTGTATCATTGGCTGTCTGATTGGCTCCCTTATTGGCTGTCTGATTGGCTGTAAAATTTACAGTAGTAGTTACAGTAGTTTTAAATTCCTTCACGAAAGAATAAGAGCTTATAATACGTTTGTTCTTACCAGATTTATAATAAATCAATCCTGCATTTATTAAAGACTCACGGGCTTTTATTAGTGTTTTCTCATTCACGTTAAGCGCAAAACAAAGTTCAATGTTCGAGCAATCGAAAACGTCCCTCCAATCTTCGCCGTTACAAATAGCCACTAATTCGTAAAAAAGGGCTTGTTCGGTGGCGGTAAATCTGAAACGTCGTCGCGCTTTTCGCATCTTTTCGGTTAGCGTATATCCGTCTATATTCATCACACTTATAAAGTCTATCGAGCGACATAATAACTACAAATCCTTATCCCGATCGCCCGCCCTACTTTCAGGACGGAACAATAGCAAATAAAATTATTCTCTCTTCCTCCGTTGCGACACGTTCGACAATCGTGTTTTACTTGCTTTTGTGCTGTTTTCTTCACCATTCTTATACCTCCTTTATTTTAATTCCATGAACGTAAAGCATGAGCTTACGTTTGATTATATACTCCTTTGTCCGAACACCTTTAGTATCTTCGACGATATACTCACCATCCCGATAATAAACGAAATCCGCGATGTAGTAAACTCCTCGTTCGATCAGCTTCTTTTTACGTAGCATCTTCCGCACTCCCTGCACTTCATAGAAACGATATTGAGGCGAAATAAGCTCGTATTTTACTTGCTCTTGTAATCCGGTTATAATCCCCTTCTTTTCGAGTAGTTTCAACTCCTTAGCGCGTCGATATTCCTTTTTAGAGTCGTATCCGTCTATTTTTACATTGTTATACTTTGCCATGTCATTTTAATTGGTTTGTGAATAGTGGATAAGCCCGGATTCGAACCGGGAATGATACTTCAAGAGCCGCACCGCATTAACGGAATGTCTAGCGATCAACCTTACATAACTAGGCGTTTCCAATTCCGCCACTTATCCGATTTGCCGGGGCTTTCACCCGGCGCGTTGTTACTAATTTGATAAAACCTTCGCTCTTTTTATATATCCATGTTTTTGAAACTCATTAATATAAATCAATTCTTTCGTCCAATTCCCAGTATTGTCTTTTTGGGGTTGTAGCCTAAAATGTCCTCTAACGGAGAAGCATTCATTTCGAACAATAGTAGTAAACCATGTGCAATCCATAAGATTAATATCGATGTCTGACTTATTCTTGTATTTTCTTGCTCCAACCTTTAATTTTGATTTGTGACTAATTGTTTTTGTGTCAACTTTAGCGTATTTTTTAAAAAGAATATAGCAAAGGATAAAAGATACTCTAAGGTTGGCGTTACTCATAAGATCAGCCCCCCAACCCCGTGCATAGATGTTCTAAATGTTACATTCTCTGTATTTATTATTGCGCACACCCCATTTATAAACCATATTGAAGCCATTCCTTCATTTTTAATGATATAAGACACGCCTATATTTCCGAAAATAATAGTACCAGAAGATTCTAACCCTTTTGTAAAATCGCTACCGTTCAATATAGGTTCAAATGATTTTGAAGATTTAATCATAGCGTCATAGAAACTATTTGATAACAAATCTACATTTTTATTTTTCAAAGAATGAACCTCATTTATACGATTTTGCGTAGAGGCTGCTTCTGCATAAAAGGAGCAAGCATCAATTTCGGGAACATGAATCCTTCCATTGAGCACAAAATTTAAAATCGGATATTTTGAATTATCTATCAACATAGCACTTGTTAATTTACTTCATACGGATAAACGTCTACAATCGCCGTTTCTTTAAGCAAAATCGAAGAATAATCCGCCATCGTTCCTTTCATTCCTTCGTCGAGTTTCTTCATTGCGTCGTGAATGTCCGCCGCCTGTATGAGTACGTTTGTATAAGTCCGTTTCTCCTTGCCGCTTTTCTCGTCAAGCGTAGTGAAAGCAAGTCGCCCGGCAAACCATTTATCGGCGGAATCCTCTTCGCTAGTAAATATCTCGCTATAATGTGCGCGAGAAATGTCGGACACTGTAAACTCACCGGAGATAAACGGTGTGACCTCTTCGATTATTCGTGCTTCTGCTTCGGTAAAACTTAGTGCATCGACTAAATACGGTTCAGTCACTTTTTTTTGCATTCCGTTTTCCATCACCTTCTCGTAACGAATTTTACATAAAAACCAAGTGTGCATCATAATTTTGTGTTTATTAAAGTGTTTATAAAAATGTGATTAATCGTGTTGTGTTAGTGTTGTGACGGTACTTTCTTCGTCAATTTCTTTAATTCCTTCCGTATCTTATAAATCTGATTCTTAACCGGAACACTGTTTTTTGCTTCCGGCTTTAACGCCTCGATCTGCATCTTTAATTTTAAGACCTCTTTTGCCTTATCGACACAATCGAGCAAGTCCAGACCGGAACGGATAGATTCGTCTATCATCTCGCTAGCCAACCGGATTCGATCATAGAGTTTCTTTATATTATCCGCGTGGTTGGCGCGATTCATTTCGAGTATTCGACCTTCATTTGTATAACCGTCATAAATGACATAATACAATTTGTCCACGTCCGGGCGACCTAAAAAGTGTCCGAGGAATTGCCAATAATATTCGTCTTTTTCGTCGATGGTATTTCCGAACTGCAGCGATTCGATCTTTCCTTGCGACATCGGGCACTTGATCTCACCCAGAGCGATAACTTTCCCGTCAAATCCGTACACATAGAAATCCGGTGAATCTCCGAATCCTTCAAACGGTTCATTGAAAACAATGTCTTTAAAATCAGTTGTACACGACTTGATCTCGTTCATTAACTGGCTCCGTACCCATTCGACCGCTAGCGGTTCGTTTTCATGCCCCCAATCAAACGCTTTGTTACTTCCGTTTTCTCGCATCGTCCCGGTTCTCCGCTCGTATCGTACTAAATACATTGCGTCTAACGCACCTTTACCAAAGGGACAACCTTTGCCCGCTTTCATCAGATCGGGAAGCGTAGAGGCGGTTATTTTGCCCCGTCTCTTTTCCTTCCATTCGATTTCTTTTTGTTCACTTGATTTCATGTGCTACTAATTCTTTGATTTGTTCTTTAGTTAGTTTATATTTCGTCTGTACCTGTGCGACCGTAAAACCACCTGCCAGACCATCGAGGATGTTTTTCCAGATTGCCGATCCTGTCTCAACAGTAGGCAATGAGTTTTCTACTTTCGGAAGAAAAGGACGAATACGAAGCGAATCAACCTTTTCGCCGAAAGCGTCAACTAATACCGCTCCGATTTGGATTTGCTTGTTTATCCATGACTCAAAATTCGGATTTTTGAAAATTTTCGTCAATGTTTTGCAGTTCGTCCGGTTGAGGATCATCGGTTTCACATTCTCGAAGAAATAAGCGACGAAACATTCTTCTTTCTTTCCAGACGCGCCGACTACTTGTTCTTTTTTCGTTTCGCGGATGGTGAGAATTATATCTTTTCCATCCGGTAGGCTGTAAGCGCCTAGATAGTCGTAATTAAATTGAGTTTTCCAATGTGTCATTATCGTGTTGTTTAAAAGTTATCGTTTCCACCCTGATAAAGCGACTCATAACAACGAGCGCAAACCGTTATTATCTTTGTGCCATGTCTGCCACGTTCGTACGTTTCGACCTCTAATTCTATCTCTTCGCCCGGTTCGATCTCTTCGCCGCAATCTTCGCAAACTAGAGTATCAGCAGGGCACGCGCCAAGAACCGTACAAATTCGGCAATTACCGATACATTGAGGATTCGCCGCCATGTCGTTTCACGTTTAGATAGTTACAGACTAGCACGTAGATAACCGTTATAAATACGATCAATAGTGCGATAATTAATTTGCCCGGCTCCGGCTCGCCTTCTGCAAGGCTGCACGCTGAAAGCATTAAGATAATAGCGGCGGGACTTTGTTTTAGTGTTAACATGGTGTTTGTTTTATACTACCTTATTACTTTGTATGAATCTATCTATACTCGATAAATCGTACCAGATCATTTTTCCAAATTGAGAAAAAGAAATGAGAGCTTTTTCCCGTAACGTTCTCAAAAAATCATCCGAGCATCCTATATAGGATTTTGCTTCGTCTTTACTAAGCCACTTCTTCACTATTGGCTCAACTTTTCCGGTTACTCTAGTTCGTCCCATTGTTCATTATTCAATCGTGTAACAATTAGATTATCTTTATCGGTTTCCGTCGTAAACAGTAGACCTTCGTCATATTTTAGATTTGTACAGGTCGGTCTAACTGAATTTCTTTTAGAACGAGGGAAGGTCATTGTTTCCCCGGGCTGCATCCCCCTTAAAAGGGCAGTTAATTCGTTTCTTTTTCGTCTCATTGTCGTGTATCGTGTTATGTAGCCCCGAAGGGCTACGGATTAATATTAAATCTTCTGATAACCGAATGAGTTCATAAATTTCTCTGCGCCCTTGAACGTTTTGAAAGTCTTACTACTAGCGAGTGTACACGCTAAGAATCTTTGTCCGGCTGTTGTATTAATCAAGCTAACACAACATACCGTTTCGCTTCCTGCTTTTTTAAATTCTACGTCTCCGATCATTCCTATTTCCATTATTATCTATATTGTGCAGGGCTCTCGCCCCGCCAGTTATTTTTTTTGTTATCTTATTTAATGCCGCAAAGTTTTGAAATTCTCAATAACTCTTCATCGCTCATAAATGCGAGGTCGAAAAATATACCTTCATCGAAAGGTTTGTTTTCAGCTAAAGCGGCTTGTTTCATGCTAACCATTATTTGAGTTATCGTATTGCCTTTTTCTTTATCGCTCATTCCTGCTTTCATAATTCTATACTTTTATTTGTTATTTCTTGATTGATTGA